ACTGATCTGGCGATCAAAATCAATCTGGGCGAATGGACCCACATTTGACATGAACATCCTTGAGCATGCTTACAAGAGTTTTCGCCGCCCGCTGCCCTGGCAATACTACCGAGTGAGAGACGCTAGAACTGTGTACGCTCTGTATCCAGACCTAGGAAAACCACCCGCAAGCCATCACGCTCTTGAAGATTGTCGTAGACAGATTGACCTGTTGCAGGCCACACTTCGACATCTAAATGTAAAGGCACTATCATGATCATTGGAATCTGTGGATTCATTGGAGCAGGCAAAGACACTGCTGCTGACTATTTGGTAAACTTTCACGGCTTTCGTCGTGATTCATTTGCAGCCACGCTCAAGGACGCTGCGGCAGCAGTGTTTGGCTGGGATAGAGAATTGCTAGAAGGTCGCACACGGTCTGCTCGAGAGTGGCGAGAGTGTGTGGACACTTGGTGGGCTGAACGTCTTGGCATGCCGCACTTGACTCCGCGCTGGATATTGCAACATTGGGGTACAGAAGTGGGAAGAAATGCTTTCCATACTGACATCTGGATCGCTAGTTTGGAAAACAAACTGCGGAAAAGTTCAGACAACATCGTGATATCGGACTGCAGATTTTACAACGAAGTGGCTGCTATCAAGAATATCGGTGGGCAAGTGATCTGGGTGCAGCGTGGAATGATCCCGCACTGGTATGATATCGCAGCCAAAGCCAATCACGGCGATGAAGCAGCACAGCGTTGGTTAGATTCAGAAGGCGTTCATGCCAGCGAATACTCCTGGGCAGGAACTACATTTGATCATGTGGTGGAAAACAATTCTACCGTGGATGCTTTATACCAGCAACTCAATGATCTGCTTGCAGCGGATTTGGTACCCAAGGAACAGCTAGTCGCCTGACTTCCTCCACACAGTTCAGGCACACAGTCCTGAGATTGTTCAGAGCAACATTCCGCATGTTGCCGTCCATGTGATATACCAAGGTTTGGCTAGCGTATCTAGGTCGAAACCCACAGCGATCGCATGTGGGTTTTTTCTTGTATCCTGCACGTTTCCATAATGCCTCTGGCGGCCGGATCTTCTTGTTTCGTCGTATGCAGTGATCGCACCTGGCACGGTAGTGTGTGACATCATCTCGGTGATAGTTCACAGCTACCGGACGTTGATTACAGGCTGTACATATGGGTCTCATGCAGTATTTATACCGTAAACCTTTGCAAAGGGCATCGCAACACCACGGGTTTTGTGTTCATCCGATAAATATCTACAACAGTTTTTAAAGGAGCCAACATGGCACTAGTATCACCCGGAGTCCAAGTCACAGTTATTGACGAAAGTCAATACCTTCCAGCAGCCACAAATTCAGTACCTTACTTTTTAGTTGCCACAGCACAGAACAAAGTATCAGGTTCAGGAGTTGGTGTGGCCGCAGGAACCCTAGCAGTCAACGCAAATCGTGTGTATCTGATCACCAGTCAGAGAGATCTTTCGGCCACATTTGGCAATCCGTTCTTCTACAAGACCACAGCAGGCACACCTATCAATGGGTATGAGCTCAATGAATATGGTTTGTTGGCTGCTTTTTCTGCGCTGGGCGTGACCAATCGTGCGTATGTTCAACGTGTGGATATTGATCTTACCGAACTCACTGCCACCCTGGTCCGCCCCACAGGCGAACCCGACAATGGCACATATTGGTTAAACACTGCTGTCACACAGTGGGGCATCTTTGAATGGAATCAGACCACTGGTGCATTTACTAACATAGTGCCAAGTGTAATTACCAGCACTACAGAACTCAGTTTTGGCGTACCACTGCAAGATTACGGCGCCATCGGTGATTACACCGTGGTAGCTACCAACACAGCCAATCCAGTGTATTACAAGAATGGTGCAGTGGCAGCCGCAACAGGTAATTCGGCCACCCTCAGCGGGTTGTTCAACACCTGGGTCTTGGTAGGCAGTGATGACTGGAAATTGAGTTACCCTGCTGTGCAAGGCGCTAATGCAGTGTCCACCACTCTTACCGCAGGTAACACCATTGTTATCAATGGTACTTCGGTAGCAGTTCCTGTAGCCAGCAATAATACCGTACAAGGCCTCAGTGCTGCTATCAACACTGCCAATATTACTGGTGTGTATTCTGCTGTGATTGATAACAAACTGTGCTTATTTGCTGACAGTTCAGCCACAGCCGACGGATCCACAGCAGATGATGGTATCATCTTGATCAGTTCGGTGGGATCAACATCAGGATTGTTGACTACATTAGGACTTACCGCAGATACCACGTATTACGCACCTGGTCTGCAACAAAGTCCCAGCTACCAAAACCCACGTTGGAGAGCCACTGACACCACACCGCGCCCCACAGGCAGCGTGTGGAACAAGACCACCGCACAAAATCTTGGTACTGCCCTGATCGTTGAAAAATACAGCACACCATTGGGTGTATGGGTCGCACAGTCTGCCCTGGTTTATCAAAATGACTGGAATGCCAACGCCGCACTGGACGCCACAGGTGGCGGAAAGAATATTCCTGCCGGCACAACCTATACACAATACAATGTGGATCCTGCCCCAAGTGGGGTATCTGCATGGAGTAGTAGCACAGCATATGTGGTTGGAGATCGAGTGATATACAACACTCTGACATATATTTCTATACAGAACGGAACAAATCGGAATCCTGCAACACAGACTGCATATTGGACAGAAATTCAAAATGATTTGCCTTACAACAGTACCTACACTCTGCAGATATTTGAACGTAATCCAGCTGGTGCCACCATAGTCACTGGCAGCACCAGCACACCCACATTCACCAATGGCAATCAGTTCACCATCACCACAAGCCTGGCAAACTCCACCTCGCTGAGTAGCACAGTTACTGTCACAGTGAACGGCACTGATGCAGCAGCGTTTATTACTGCGGTGAGTTCTGCAGGTTTGCCAAATGTTGTGGCCACTGTGAGCAGCACCGGTGCCATTGTGCTCACACAAAGCATCGGCGGCGTTATCCTGTTGCAAAATGTTGGCTCTGGCACTGCTGTGGGTGCTGCTGGATTCTCCACCAGTACCACAGGTTGCCGCAACATCGTGGACGACAATCAAAACGCTTTCTTGCAACTCAGTGGGTGGATTCCACTGGTGTACACAGCCAGTGCCACCGCACCCGATCAAGATCCTGCCAATGGCAGATACTGGTATTACTCCACTACCAATCAAGTGGATATCATGATCCAAGGAGGATCTGGATGGGTAGGATATCAGAATGAAACCAACGACACACGTGGTTTTGATCTGTCGGATACCAATCCTACTGGACCAATTATTTCCACCACAGCACCTACCACACAGACCGACAGTACACCGTTGGTGTACGGCGATATCTGGATTGACACCAGCGATCTTGAAATCTATCCGGTGATCAAGCGTTGGCAACAAGTGGATGGGGTGAATCAGTGGGTACTGATCGACAACACTGATCAACAAACATCAAATGGTGTGTTATTCTCTGATGCTCGTTGGAGCACCACAGGCACGGTGAATCCCATCACTGGAGATTTGCCCAGCATCACATCACTGCTGACCAGCGATTACTTGGATGCAGACGCACCTGATCCTGCTCTATATCCAGCAGGTATGTTGCTGTTCAACACACGTCGTTCAGGATTCAACGTAAAGAGCTTCCAAGTTGATTACTTCAATGCTCAAAGTTTCAGCTATCCTACTTGGAGCAGCAGCACCACCTATGCCGTGGGCGATCAGGTATTGTACAATGCTGTGCTGTATGTGGCAATACAGGCCGGTAGCAACGAGAACCCTGCCACACAGACTTCCTACTGGGATCTGTTGGAAACCAATTCTTGGGTGACAGCTTCTGGTAATAGGATAGATGGATCACCGAACATGGGTCGTTTTGCTCAACGTACTTTGATTGTGGCTGCACTAAAATCAGGAATTGATACCAGTGTGACTCTGCGTGAAGAACAAGCACAATTCAATCTCATAGCTTGCACTGCATATCCTGAACTGATACCCAACATGATAGCACTCAGCAACGAACGCAATAATACTGCTTTCGTGGTAGGAGATACTCCCATGCGTCTAGGACCAAATGGTAATGACCTTGTGGCCTGGGCCACAGACAATGGCGGAGCCGGTGCAGGGACGGGACTGTTTGCAGGCGATGGCCTCACAACCAGTTCGGCATATGCTGCGGTGTTCTATCCCAGCTGCCAGACCACAGATCTAGGTGGCAGTGCGGTGGTCACAGCACCAAGCCACATGATGGTTCGTACCATAATCCGCAGTGACGCAGTGAGCTATCCATGGTTGGCACCGGCTGGTACACGCCGTGGTGTGATTGACAATGCTGCTAGGATTGGTTATATCAATTCTGCCACAGGTGAATTTAATACCATTGGCAACAACCAAGGCCTGCGTGATGTTGAATACTTGAACAACATCAATCCAATCACTTTTATTCCAGGTGTGGGTATCACAAACTTTGGTAACAAGACCATATATGGACAAGCATCTGCACTGGATCGTATCAATGTGGCACGACTGGTGTCGTTCATGCGTGGCAGATTGGAAGAAATTGGCAAGCAATATCTGTTTGAACCCAATGATCAAATCACCCGAAATGAAATCAGCAATGCTGTGAATGGATTGTGTATTGATCTTGTGGCCAAGCGTGGTATCTATGACTTCTTGGTGGTATGTGATGATTCCAACAACACACCTGCCAGAATCGATGCCAACGAACTGTGGGTTGACATTGCGATCGAACCAGTGAAGGCCGTGGAATTCATCTATATTCCTCTGCGTCTCCAGAACACAGGTTCTATTGCCAATGCAGCCAGCGCCACAGCAACCAGTATCTAACGGCACCGTTAGAACAGAAAAAGGGGTGGAAACACCCCTTTTCTTTTGGCCTCGATCGAGGTAAATAACTGCATAGGAGATTACAAATATGGCCGTTGCATCATTAACAAGAATGACAGTGCCCTTGGCAAGCGATCAAAGCGCGAGCAACCAAGGCTTGCTCATGCCCAAACTCAGCTATCGCTTCCGAGTGATATTTGAAAACTTCGGAGTGAGCACACCCCGAACAGAACTTACCAAACAGGTGATGACTTTCAAACGTCCCACCGCAAGATTTGCTGAGATCCCCATTCCGATCTACAAAAGCACTATTTATCTAGCAGGAAAATACACCTGGACTGAGGTCTCATGCGAATTGCGTAATGATGCCTCGGGTGCTGTGAGTCGACTGGTTGGTGAACAACTACAGAAACAGATGGACTTCTTGGAAATGGCGTCGGCTGCGTCTGG